CGCTGCTTTAGATAGTCTTCTAGAAGAAGAAGCTGAGACTGAAGAAGAGGCGGAGGATTAACGATATAAGCGTTCAGGTAAAGGCGGCTTATTTTGCATTCTTCCGTGCATTTGCCCAAGCATGTACAAAGGCAGCAATGTAATGCTTAAGGCTCCTGCAACCAGGACGCTCATTCCAATTGCTCTAAGGATCGAATCTTTAACGATGTCGTTGTACATCGAGTATAAATATTGATAGGTCTATTATGGCGACATAGCAAAGGAAACTATGCGTAAAGTTTTAGACGGTTTAGCCGTCGCTTCGTTTTTATTAAGCGCTGCTGTATTAGGAGGTGGCGTGTATGGCTATTTTTGGATTACGTCGGAAGATACTCAGGATATGTTGAAGGAAGAAGCAATTAACGCTGTGAAGTCTTCTTTGCCTATTCCTGGTGGAAAAATGGTTGCACCAAAAGCTACTGGTGGGGCTTTGCCTTTTTAAATATCTAGAATGCATTCATAGTCTTTTGGATTAAAAGATGGCCGCCACAATCACATGGTCTATAGATACTCATAGAAAAGAGACATCAGGAAAGAATTATGTGGATAGTGTTAGTTGGATAGTTATTGCTTCTGAAGGTGGCTTGTCTAATTCAGAGACAGGAAACATCATTCTGTCTAGACCATCTGATAGTGATATGAAAGATTACGACACTTTCATGGGTTCAGGTGATACGAATCTTCTAGCAGCTGTTAAAGCACAACTTGGCTCAACTGAAATAACAGCTAAAGAAAGCGCCGTAAAAGCAAAGCTTGAAAGAGCTGCTAATCCTACTCATCAATGGGTTGATGGGCCAAAGGCTGCTTAGTCAGATTTTCTGAGTGCCTATTGAAGAAATACCTGAAATAACTGTTCCGACGATATGGACAGAAATACCTTTCGTTCCTGTTCCGCAACCAAGCAAGATCCTTGCTTTACCAGTTGTCAATATGCCCTGCGCTTTAGGGCGCAAAGACTTCACACCAAATAGAGAAATTTATACAGATGACCCTGAGGGGACTTTAGTTTTATGCCCAGGGATTCCATCGTTTGAACCAATTCAATACAACAAGAAAGAACTAAAAATAATCACGATCCAAAAACCGCAAATAGCACCGCCACCAGAAAATACTGCGTCAGCTCCAGAGGCAACACCACCGCCAACGGAAGATCTCAAAGAAGATATTCCTTGTCCTGACCCAAGCAAGAACAACCCACGTATAGGAGATGTTGCCGCAAGCGGGAAAGAGAAAGTCTCAGGATTTGAGCTAAGAGATGGAACATGTGTAATCACCTATTCATCTGTTACCGCAATTGAGACCTATCTGCCTCAAGTCGGGACTGTTTCGACAACAGCAGTAATTGCTTCTACCGCTGTCATTAGTTCCGTTTTAGCAAAGCCAATTGCTGATCTTTTGCTGAAGGTCATCAAACCGAGTATCAAAAAAGTTATTGATGGATTAAAAAAGAAGATCCTGAAGAAGGAGCCAGAAAAGGTATCTGGTTTTGAGCGTCGGATGGCTCAAAGGGAGAGGAACCGGGCTTTTCGAAAGTTGAAAAAGGGTTGGTAAGTTCGTGTCGATGGTTAGGCAAAGTATTGGGAGGAGTCACCAATTCCACGTCATCACATAATTTGTGAAAGGCAGAGGATTCTTTGAAGCGAACACCCTTCTTAAATTGTTCTGCACAGGTATTCAAACGGCTTAAATGATAGTTTAATTTTTTTGCTTCAACGGAATGCTCATATAGTTCAACTTGTTTCTTCATTGCTTGTTTACATAATCTTATTTGTTGTCTGTCTAGTGGGATAGAAAAGGTGGCAGTAATACCGCCATTAATCGACATGTTATTAGTTTTTTGTCCTGTTCTTACAGGCTTTTGATATAAGATAACACCAGGATTCAATAATGCGCCTGTATCATCATCTGTGGTTGTGTCGTATACATTTTCCATGTAATAAGGCTCATAAGGCTCAGAATATGAATTGGTTGTTGATACAAATGGGCTGATATTTAAGGTTGCTCCTTGACATGAAATACCGCTCCCAACCCCAGATGTGAACTGTCTTGATGGCACTACTTGCACAGCCTGATTGGTGACTGAGCCCGTTGAATTACTTGTCGTGTTAACAGTGTTTGCATAACTAGGAGAAGCAACAAGTAATGCCGCTAATAGATATTTTCTCACTGACTAAATGTACTTGTACTATCACTGATGCTTTCTATGGTGGTAGTTCTATCTATTTGTGTGAAATTTACAAGTCCGGGGCCATTCAACGATTCCGAATACTGGAAACCTGCGCCTGGATTAACAATCTCATATGTAGGCTTTGTTGTTAGATCTGGTGATACGAATGTCTGAGTCACTCCATCGACTGTATTGTTCGTTGTTGTATATCTAGTCGGTGCAACATTGCCGTTAGTTGGTGCAACGTTCGTGCCGGTGATCGTCATTTCATAGCCAGATCTGAAATCAAAACTTTTTATGGTCTCTTGGACGACCGAGCTGGTTTCAACGTGTTGCTGGAGAACACCCTGTTGAAAGTTGGGTACTACGGGAACAGCCGCTGCCGGGGAAGCGAAAAGAAGAAGTATTAACGGTGAGGATCTGACATGTGTAGCCATAGCAAACCAGCGATTGCGACGATAAGGAAGAGAGCAAGAGCAATCACTACGGTGTGACCTCGAGCCTTGTAATTACTTGACCGATTGCACTTGTCCCGGCTCCACCTGCGGTAAGAGTTATGGTTCCATCGCTAACTATTGTTCCCGCAAGTGATCCGGCTGACCCTGCTGCGGTGCTTGTTACGTCAGAGAAGTTTGGAACAGCACCTACGGAGATGGCAGAAGTAGGGACTACATCCGCCTGAATCAGACTTTGACTAAAAGAAAAAGCCTGTCCTGGATCGTCTTGGGTCGCAGCAATAGTGCCAGGTGAATAAATACCTGAGGTGATCGTTCCGACGCTGACGGTGTTAGCCGTCGTTCCATCGGTTGTGTCTATGTTCGATCCACTAATGCTGAATTGACTGCCTATCCTTTGAGCTTGAGTTGCTGCGGCATTGACTGTCAATTGAGTTGACTGAGTGATTTGGTGGGCTATATCAGCCCGCACTGGCGCTGCTAGTAGAAGTAGAAAAAGAAGTCGTTTCATAGTTTGTCCAGATCGCTAATTCTTGTAGCTGTCGGTTGTTTTGTTATCAATTCTATTGGCTGCCGAATGACAATTGTTTGTTGGCCACCTGTATTCCCTGCGCTTATTTGTTCCTCTTCTCTTTTTTTCTTTTTATTGTTATTACCTCCAACACTGATTCCCCAGCCAGCCAAAATATTTCCTAATAAACCTGCTGCAAAAGTCGAATCGATCCGAGGTTGGTCAGGGATCTCAACGCCAAACATTGATGTTGGCAATTTGATGTACCCAAGAGATAACACGCAGATACACCAAAAAAGAATAAATCCTTGGGCTGATGTACTAACCAAGAACATTATTTTCTCTTGGTATTCAGGTTGATCCTCAGCCTTTGGTTTTATTTCTTCTTTTGACTTTTCGGGTGGTTTCGTCTCAGCCATACGCAGGAATAGCAAATACGCCTAGTCTGGGGCAGTATCTTCTAATTGGCAATTGACTGAAGTTTTAGCTGCCATTGTTTCGGGGCTTTTTGTCTTCGGTGCAATGAATGCTCGTAAGTCTTCAGAACTCAATAGGGAAATTTTTACTCGGTTAAACAAGCTAGAAACAACCCAAGCTCGATTGGAAGAGGCAATACGTCTACAAAGGAACTAAATGGACAGCATTCTTGGAAGCCCGGTCTTCTGGGCTGTGATCGCTTTATTAAGTGAGCTGATAGCGCTTAACCCCAAGTTCAAAAGCAACTCAGTTATTCAATTAGTTCTTGCGGCGTTAGCAGACATCAAAGCAAAACAAGGAAAAACCAAATGACTGTTGTAATGGATCGCGCTTGGCGCGAAGAAAACAAAAAAAGAACTGAGAGACTAAATCTCTGGTACAAAATGGATAATAGAGATGACCCTGAACATGCCAAATCTGGCCTCTACACTGGCCTGTATGAAGAAATTCTGATCTATGAAAAATGGAATAAGCGTTTTGCTCCTATGGCCTGATACGACAAAACCCTTTAGGGGAAGCTAAAGGGCAATGAAGCGCTGTCCTAATAAACCAATGGATCAATCACTCATTAGGAAGAGGGGGCAGACAGATGGCGCCCTTGCAGTACAGGGAACACGAACAGGAACTATTGCGCTTGTTCTTAAGGCAAGGAGATCCTTGAGAACACAGAAAGAAGGTACGCTCATCTGCAACTAGATACGCTTTCTTTCTTGACGAGAGACAGGCTTTTCTCTCCGCGGTACCTCATTGGTTTTCAACTGTATGATATTCCTGATCGAGGATTAGGTCAACAAGCGTTGTCTTCTTTGCGTGTAAATTCTTTCCCAGTATCTGTTCTAGTTGTCGATTAGGTAAACCCATTAGTTGAAAGCGGCGTAATCGTTCGCCGTTCATTGGTGAGGGACTTCTATATACAAAAGGATTTTGCACGAAGCCACATCTATTCTTTAGCCATTATGTCGCCGTATTACATGGACCAACAAATTCAGCCTGTAACCCATCGGCTTGAATTGGCAGACTTCTTTATTCACTATGACGGTGATTCACACCAGCACGCCGCAATAAACGAGCTAGAAACGGCCATTAGGGAACTTGACCCATCTTTGCTTGAGAGTTCTGCTGAGTGGTTTAAAACTTGGTCGTGGTGCGTTGGTGGAAAACGCTTACAAGAGGACTTGCGCAGGCGTAATGAGTTGATAGGTTTGGATTGATTCGCTTCTGTAGGTCTGCATAACCGGTTTAGCGGCGAATCCCCTCAATCCCCATCTGTCAGGTCTAAGCATGAGCCTGATAGGTTGAGGGCGATTGTTAATTATTATTACTATTAGGGCATAGGGGTCTACTCCTTTGCGAATTACTTATATAATTAAAGAGTCGGATGGAAACCGGCTGGGAGAGAAAACCCAGCACGATCCATTTAGAAGCCTCTCCCAGGAGGCGGCGGTAAGTCCCATGTTGGCACTAAGACCTCTCCTGGTGTTTAAGCTTATGACCGACCTTCTCGGTACCCGCCGAGTCGTAGCGGGAGGACAATGGCTCCTCCGGATCTGGGCGATCCACGTAACGCCGGAGACGGCATCAACTACAGGAAACTCAAATGACCTCATCTGTTCTTACTGCAAAGATGACCAAGCCCGTTCTTCTAGAGCAGGCCTCAAAACTTGAAACCACAAATCAAGGGTTATCTAGAAGGGTTAAAAATCTAGAACAAGAAGTTCAAGTTCTCTTCGCAATCGCAGGAATCAGTTTCATCTCGATGATTCTTTTCTGAACACCAAGGCCCCTCTAACCAGGGGCTTTTTTATTATGTGCTTTTAAAACTATGGAAGAACCTGATTCACTAGAAACTATTGCTACCCGGCTGGGGGAAATTAGCGTTGCACTTACTGACTTGGTTCGTCACATTGAGAAAGATACCGTTAAATGTGAGATCGAGAATCGCACGCGGATAGTAGGAATGCCTGAGCCTCTCGTTACCCATGTGAAAGGGTCTGTCTATACACATGATCCTGAAGATTGAGGCATGACCCAACGCCGGGGAGCCTGATGCCTTGATGTGATTGTTGGCGCGTAGTTGAAACAGACTATCCCCCACAATCCCTAAGTTGCTTAGTCGTACTGTCTTCTAACGAAGGTGGATAGATGAATCAAGGCTGAAAGTCATACAAGACCCGTGAAGGGAAAGACAGGGCGGTTACGTAGTGAGCTGATCCATCCCCCGGTGGCTAAATGGGTAGAAAATGATATATTGAAGGGACAAAACAGATCACCAATTGGCCCATAAGCTCTAGTTATCCATTACTTTGTGTAAAGTTCATTTTCGCTGTAAATCGTCACAAGGCTGGGGAAAACTTTTTTTCCACGGGGAAAAACTTGTGGAGAACTCAAACCCCTTGCGCTGCTGTGTATTTGCCCTGTAATACGACCGTACTAAAAACACCGGTTTTGGTATAACGCTGATACAGGCGGTGGACAATTTTTTCAGTTTTTTGTGACGACCACGTAGTAAT